ATCAAGTCGCGTGTCTCTGGACCTCAAGAACCTGTGGTTCCGCGAGGCGATTGTGGGAGACTCGTGGTCGTCGACCGCGATGATGACTGCAGTTGCCAACATCGCCCCCTTCCAGATGACCAAGAACATGTTCGACGGCATGGAGGCCATGGCTGAGGGGGATATCGCTACGGGGGCAAAGAAGATGCTCCCGGCGTTCTTCAGAGGGTTCGCTACCGCCGCGCAGGCTGAGATGGAAGGTGCGACTACCGCGAAAGGTGACACCTTCATCAAGCCCGAGGATATCACGTTCTTCGATACTGCTAGGTCCGTAATCGGCGGGCGCTCACTGCGTCTAGCCAACGTGCAGGACTATGCCATTACCCGTGCCGCCAACGACAAGAAGATCAGGCGGGAGCGTGACAAGGTGTTCAAGGAGTTCAACAAACTGCGTGAGGCAGGGGAGTTCGCTGACACGGCGAACTTCCGGAAGTTCTGGCTGGAAGAGGTGGTTCCGTTCAACAGGACTTACCCGCACGAGGACTTCGTGATCACGCTGCCGTCTCTTATCCGCTCGGCCAAGAGCAGCGAGACCGTAGATGCACAGACTTACCAAGGTATGCGGTTTAGCAATAAGGCGGCAGCCAAGGACCTTGAGATGGCCCGACCGTTCCTGATCAAATAAAAATGGCCCCGGCAGTGCAAACCGGGGCCACCAAGGATACAGCGGAAGGAGCAAACTTCCGGGGGTACATATAGTCACTGCCGCCAGACGCGTAAACCCCTAATCCCGTCCTGTATCACTACCTTGATCAGGACCTTCATGCGGAGGCGGCGGCACACAGTCGAGACATGCTCCTCCGCTTTTCGTACGTCCAAGCAGGGTAGGAAGATGGACCTGCCCTTCCTGAACGCCCGCCAGTTGATGTCGTACTTAACTCCCTCCACAATCATCGGTAGCCTGCTCCTCTACGCCGACGATGCCGCCGACATCTATGAAGCCGCCTGCGGCGGTGTTGAAGATGAGGCAATGCACGCCCGTGCCGGGGATATCCGTGCCCTTACCTAGCCGCTTGGTATCCCCCTTCACATAGACCCCGGTCTTCTTAAGGTTGGCCAGCGTCTCCTTGTAGTTCACCTGATAGGTGACGCAGTCGTTACGGAAGTGCTTGGCGTTGACATAGAGCAGCTTGGTATCCGGCTCGTAGCGTATCAGGAGCTCACCCCTAGGCAGTATAGGTGACTGCACCTGCAGCTTGGTACGGCGGTCCACCCCGTCGTTGACGATAACGATGTTATGGATATGCCGGTTGAGGTAGTCGCCCACTACCGAGTCCACGTCCGTAGCAGGGGGCTTCACGTCTTCGCGCAGGGAGGCCAGCATGGTCTCGGTCGCCCAGCGGTAGATACGCCCCATATTCCAGTCCATGATATTCAGGTACCGCTTGGCGATCAGCCCGCCCGTGATGTTGGCTGCAACGACTGCAGACCAGAAGCGCTCGCGCTGGGTAAGGTTGAGCTCCCGGTCGATCTTGGCCTGCACCGCCTTTACCTCTGCGGCTGCCTCTTCCCTGTTACGTACAAGCCAGTCAGCATAGATCGGGCCTGCGTGCCCGTAGTTCCCCATCAACTGGTGGTCGAACATCTGCTTGGCCAGACTCACGTCCAGCGCGTTCGTGTAGTCGATCTTGTACTCAAGCATACGCATCATTTCCCCGTCGGGGGTCATCTTGGCGCTGGTGAGCTTCTCGTAGAAGGATGCGTTGGACGAGCAGAGCGAGATGGTCTGCCACTTGGTGGTGTTCGACCGCAGCCTGTTGCCGCTTGCCTCCATGCGATCCTTACCCTTACCGTTCGACATGGCGTAGATCAGGTCAGAGAACGCCATGGGGTGCATGTTCGTGATCTCGTCCACGCAGTACGGCAGGTTGTTGTGGATGCCGAGCTTGAGGATACGAGCGTTGTCCGTGTCCTTCTGCGTCGAGCAGAGCTCCTTCGGGTTGCCCCACACGCTGTTGCACATGTGCAGGATGGTCGTCTTGCCTGTGCCTGAGTGAGGGTGGATGACGTTGACCACCGCACCAGACTGCCCGGTGAACTTGAACAGTGGAGCGCCAAAGGCGGTCAGGGCAGCGAAGGCGTGAGCCTCAAGCCCCGGGGTGTTGTAGAGGTTGAACACTTCCTTCCACTTGTCGAAGTCCCCTACCGCGCCGAGATGCGGTGCAATGTCCTCGGTTGTGGATGATGGCGGGCTGTAGAACACCCCATCAACGGTGACTTCCTTATCGCCGACGATGAACTTGCTGTCGCGGTCGGCCCATCCGAACTGTGAGCGCATGAGCTCTGCCTTTCCTTGTTCCTGCAGGGCGTTAACTGCCGTTATGATGTACTCGCTAATCAGGTCGTACTGCTTCATGCTGCACATAACGCCGTAACCCGAGAGTGCTTTGCGCAGCTCCGTCTTGTCCGAGACCTTGGTGGCCGGGACCATGAACTCCCGCACCCCGTCGTTTGGCAGGTGCAGGCGCATCACCAGCACGTCGAGCAGTTCCGGGTCGTGCATCCGCTTAACCACGTAAAGGTGGCGGTGGTACACGAACAGCGGGTCGCCTTCGGGGTCGAGTGGACGCCTCCAGATGCCACCATTCTCACCCCAGAAGAACGGTAGCGGGTACTTGGGTACGTTGAACGACTTGACCTTCCCGGTCTCCTCGTCGACCGTGCGCTGCTGCGCATAGTCATCCTCGTTTGCTGCCTTCACGTCCATGCCAAGGACGATTGGGTTCTTGATCTTGCCGAAATGCGGGCACGTCGCACACAGGCCGGGGTTGTTGCGGTCGAAGGTCACGCAGTTGTGCGGACCCTGAATGTGCTCGATCTTCTGCTGCGTCTTGATCGGGTCGTAGCCCGGGTGCCCCTCGGACATGATCTGAATGGACTTGTCCCTATCGGAGCAGAACTTGGCTACCGATAGAGCATCGAACCAGCGCGACTCCGACAGCGTGCTACGATTATTGAAGGAGTCCATAAGCTGTGCACAGCCGTCGCCCTTGGCGCTGCGCCGCATGATCTTCATAAAGGACTTGCTGATGCTCTCCTGCATCATCTTGCCTAGAGCGGTGAGCTCCCGCTTCACCGGAGCAGTCGGTGCGGGCATCTCCTTGATACCGAGCATCTTGACGAACTCGGCAAAGTCCACCGGCTTGCCGGTGTGGACGACGTCGACCATGGGGGCCGGGTCATCCTTGTAGTTGTAGGTGCCCGGGACACGCAGGATGCGTGCAGTCTCGAACACGACGGGGTCTACATAGAGCTTGTGGGTGTTGCAGAGTTCGCGGAGACGGGCGGCAACAGGCTCCCACTGATGGGGGGTCACTTCCTGCTGCAACGGCCAGTATGCGTGCCACCCGCGCCCTGAGTTAACGAGGATAGGCTTGGGCAGGCCGATGGTCCTGCAGAACTCTTGTAGGGCCCTGAGGCCGGTAGCTTGGTCGATATACCCGTCAGGGCGGTTGGTCTTCGGGTTCACTACGGCTTTGGAGGGTCCGCAGTCGATGTCTACCCAGAATGCCTTGAGAGCCTTGACGTTGCTCTGCTTGCGGCTGGAGTCGTCGGTATACTTGGCTACCCCGAAGTAGACGTTCCAGTTTGCGGCATCCAGCCGCTGTATGTGGGCATCCGCCTCCTCGCGCGTCTCTACAAGAAACTGCCTACGCTTAAGCTCATCCCCGGAGCCCTTGAGACCGACGATGGCAAAATACCCAGAGTCGGGTTGCACCGCCTTCAAGAGGTCGAAAGTAGTCATAGCCCCTCACGGCGGGAAGGTTCCCGCTTATGTGTTATGGATGAACGCCTAGCTTAGTGAGGCGATGTACTGCTCTATGAGCGTTGTGAGGTTGGGGCTGGGGTTGGATGCACCCCGGAACCAGTTGTAAACGGTCTGCCTTGAGACACCCATCCGGTTGGCCACTACGGTAGCAGGCACATCGTGTTTGATGCACAAACGTCCGAGTTGGACACCCAGCAGCTTGCTGGGTGCCCTCCGGTTCAGGTCTCGTAGGCGAAGGCTGTAGCCTTGGCTCACGTCATTACCCCTCGTCGTCTTCGCCCCATGCGGCAAGCACGGCAGCAAGGTCGGAGTTGGGCTGGTTCGAGGCTACGGCTTCGGTCGGCTGCTTCTTGGAGGCGCGCTTCACCGGTTCTGCCGGTGCTTCGTCCTCGTCGTCGGGCTCGTCCGAGCGCTGCACCTTGGGTGCAGGTGCAGGTGCGGGCTCTTCCTTAACGGTGTTACCGTTCCCGGCCTTGGTCGCGCCATCCATCTGCGCAACGGTGAGCTGGACGTACTTCTTCGTCTCCGGGTCGTTCTGCGCAGCAACGACGAGGTCGTACTCGTTGTCAGTGAGGCCGCGCAGCGGGGTGAACAGAAGCTCCATGCTGTCCGCGTTGAGGTCGTAGCTGATGTTGGTCACGACGGTGTCCGGGCTTTCGCCGTTAGCCAGAAGGAACTTCACGTAGCTCTCGAACGGGTGCACGTTGCCGTTGCCCTTGCCGAACAGCGACTTCGCCGGAACGTTGAACTGGTAGACTTCACCAGTCATGTCACCTTCGAGAAGGATAGCGATACGGCGCTGGAAGCGACATGCGCGCCCACCGTTCTCGCCCGAGCCCTTCACGTTCTGCTTGCAGATGGCGCAGTTGCTTGCCTGCGCGTTCGGCACGTTCTCCTCGGGCTTGTCGCCAAGGTTCGACCAGCAGTCAGGCAGCGTCGGCTTCGCGTTGGGGTCGTACTTACCAGCGTAGAAGGTACGCGAGACCTTGGGCAGCGCGTCCACGATGATCGCGTTGAACTCGCCACGGATGGCGTTGCCGACCTGCTCACCGTTGATGATGCGCTTGAAGGTGCCGTTGGTGTTGGTGGCGATGCGGCGCATCGTGTTGGCCGAAGCCAGAGACTGTCCGAGAGCGGTAGAACCGCGACGGACGGTAGCAACAGCATCCTGCTGCTTGAAGATCGAAAGGTTGCTCATGGGTATTAGTCCTCGTTGGGGGCATCGCTGCTGGCAGTCACTGCACTGGCTGGTACAACAAGATCATTGGGCAGTCCGGTCGCGTCCTTGGGGAGTTCCTCGAAGCTGATACTCAGACCGTTGGTGAGGTAGAACTCCCGCTTCTCGTGCGCAGGCACAAAAACCGTCTCTGTGCTCCACCCGTAGGTGCGGCTAGTATCCGTACGGTGGTCGTGGTTGCGGTTGGTGGTGACAGACGCAGGCCAGTCGTGCGTCTCGATGGTAACCTTGGTAGTCATGGGTATTAGTCCTTCCACGTCAGGGCCTTCACGGCCCACATCTGTGCTGTCTGTGCTTCGGTAATGGCAATCGACGCCATCCGCTTCACTTCCATGCTGTTATGACGAGCGCGCAGGTCGTTCATCTGGTCGATGACGTCTGCGAACATCTGTTTGCACTTGGCGACTTCGTCGTCGCCACTCGGGTTAAACGTAAGGCCAACGGCCTTCTGCCCAAACGTCTGCATATTCAGTCCTTCTTGCCTGTGGGTTTGCGAACGGTGATCGCGTACTTGCGTTCGCACTGGAGACCGACCGGAAACGCGTCGGGGTTCTCCTCCAGAAACTGCTTCATGTTCCCGTTGTGGATGCGCTGCTCAAGCAGGAACGGCGTGTCGTGCTCCTTGATGAACTCGTACAGCTTCTCCCAGTCCGTGGTCCAGTAGCGCTGACGAATACCCCGGGTGATCGTGCCGTTCTTGGTCTTGATGCTGTCGGCATTCTGCGCGTTGCAGATGTCGAGCAAGGCGTTGCCTACCGTTTCGAGCTGGCCCTTGAGCAGGGCGATCTCTTTCTTGAAGGCTTCTTCCTTGGCTTCCACTGCACCGCGTATCTTACGGTAGATCGAGACAAGCTCGTCCACCGGTAACTCCTTGATATCCTCCATGTTTGCTCCTTCGTGAAACTGACGCCGAGAGAGGGACTCGAACCCCCACCCGCTGGAATTCAACACCAGCACTCTATCCCGTTTGAGCTATCCCGGCGAACCCAACCTAATCTTACATTTTACAGTGTCAAGCACTGTCTGTAGAGATCGATGATCTTCTCGTGGGTATCTATGTTGCCCTGCAGCATGCTGTAGAGCCGTGCCTCGACCTCGCTGCCCCGAATGTGCACGATGGTCATGGCGTTCTTCTGGCCCGGTCGGTTGATGCGGGCGTTGGCCTGCAGGTAGGTCTCGACCGAAGTGACAGGCGCGTACCAGATGATTGTGTCTGCCGCCGTAAGGGTAAGCCCATGAGACGCCGCCTGTGGCTGGATAAGCAGCACGTGCGGGTCAGTCTTGGTCTGGAACTCGGTTACGATTTGCCCGCGCCTTGCCACCGGCACCTTGCCGTTGATGACGTCACAGGAGATGTGTGCCTTCTCCAGCTTCTCACGTAGCAGCTCGATGGTGTGGGTGAACGGCACGAAGACCAGTACCTTGTTCTTGGTCTCCTCGATGACCTCCAGCACGACGTTGAGGCGGTTCGACACGTCGAACTCAAGCACGGAGCCATCGTCCGTATAGACCGCGCCGCCGCTGATCTGCAGTAGCTTGTTCAGCTTGGTCGCTGCGTTGACGGCGCTCACTTCCTCGCCCGCAGCCTCAAAGAGCATCTCGCTCTTGAGCCTCTTGTAGTAGTCCATCTGCATCTTGGTCAGCGGCGCTTCACGCTCGGTGAACGTAAGCTCGGGCAGGTCAAGGCAGTCCTTCTTCTCGAACCGGATAGCCGGTTGCAGGACACGGTGTACCACCTGCTCTGCCTGTGGGCGTGCTGCCCACTTGAACTGCGTGACCTTGAACATGACGCTGTCACGGAACGCACCGTAGTAGCGCGGGCACCCGTCAGGGTTGACGAGCTTGGCCAGACCGTAAGCGTCCAGAGGGCTCTGTGCTGCTGGCGTACCGGTAAGCATCCAAATGCGCGGAGTGCACGCGTTCATGATG